TTGGTGTTTGCGTCGGCTTGTAGACGCCCGGAGCCGTTTGCTCCCAGGTCAGCGTCGCGGGGTCTACCAGCCGAAGTTCGGTAGGCACGTAGGTCTTGTCGAGCACCAGCTCGCGGGCCGTTCCGCCGCGAAGCAGCATCATGTATCGATCCTGCATGCAGAGATCGTCGACCGTCGGCTTGTTCGAATATCCAATGGTGTAGTCGTTGTTGGTTGTCATCACGGCCAGAAGCTGTTGTCCGAGTGCGATTCCGTCCTGAGACGGCTCATCCTTCTCGTCATACGCCGTGACAATTGGATCCACCGAACCTGCGACTGACAGGAACGCGGTGATGGCTGCCGAAACATCCGGGTCGAAGTTCGCCAAGCTGGCAATCAGGGTTCGACTGTCGCTGGCAGTCCGGCTCGAATAGAGGTCTTCAAGGTGCTGGCGGTAGGTTGGGGCCGACATTGTCGGATTGCTGCGCACGAAACCGGGCGTGGCCGACTTGCCACCTTTTGCTCCCTTGCCCTTCGGCAGGAGAATGGTGCTCAGGCCGGTGAGAATGCTGTCTGCCATGTGTCAATTCCTGCAATGCGACCTTCGCCCTTGAGATTGCTCTTGCCGCTGAAATTCAGAGCCGCATCGTGCGCGCTACCAAAAGGTGAGCAGAAGAACGAGGACGAAGTTGCCATGGTGGACAGCTGAGTTGCGAACATATGTTCGCTGACACGCCGTGCCAGAAGGTTGAATGCGATCGAGTGCATGAAATGGTCGTTGCCGGTGGTCTTCATCCACTCGGCCTGCTCGCTCTCACCCGGCTTTTCGTTCCGAACCATGTCGGTCAGGTGTGCAATCAGCACCTCCCGCTGACCTCGGTAGCCTGAGAGAACCATTTTCCGGTGCTGCATCAGCGACTGAACCCGATCGAGGATCAGGGTGTTGTTCGCCGAGTAGTGCGATAGAATCTTGGTGTCCGGTTCGGTGACCGGTTGCAGGGCGGCGTTGCCTCGATACTGGATCGGGATGATCAGCCCATTGGTGGTGTCGCGAAGAGCATCAGCCTGCGGCGTATATGGGAAACGGTCGATGCAGCCCTGCACGATGTTGTAAATCTTGCACAGCTCCTCAACGCGGCGCTCCAGGTAGGCCGCCGGGACGGTATCGAACAGAACGAAGACCGGAAAGCCGTCGTCGTCGTCGAAGCTGATGGTGATGTGGCAGGTGAAGCCGACGTCGATGCCGAGGTAGTACGGCTTGTCAGCCATGGCCTCTGGAATGCCTGCCGTGCCCTTCGCCATGGCCGCTTCGATGTCCGCTTTCTGGAGGCGGGCATCAGCTGCGGTATACTCCTCGCCGAGCACGGTGTTGTAGAAACCTCGTGTGAACGACTTCTCCTGATACTGAGCCAGCTGGCCGAAGATGTATGCCGGTCGGATACGACTCGTCGAGAAGGGTCGAACCTGATAGCCACGGAAATTGAGGCGGCTGGGAAACGTCGGCACCCACTCGCGAAGGTCTGGATTGCCCAGCTCCAAGCGCGCGCCACAGCGTTCGCACTTGACGTAGCAATCTTCGAGATCAAGCAAAGCGATCTGCTGAGCCGTCAGGTCGGTGAACTCCTCGACATCGAAACGCTCGAAGTTGTTGACGTGAACGAAAGCCGGAGTGAACCGTGGGATTTGAAAGTGGCGGCAAGAGGAGCACCGGCACAGGTACTCCCGCTGGTCCGTCAGCTGATATTCCTTGTCGATGCCGTATCCTGCGAAGGTCGGGGTCGAGAACGATTGCGTGATCTGAACGTCGGAACCCTGCAAACGCGACTGATACAGACCGATGATCTCCTGAGGACTCAGGTCAAGTTCGTCGTGGAACAGGAAGTCGCAGCTCAAACTGGTGGCGTCCGCTTCCGTACAGCCGGTGATGTAGCCGAAGCTATCGCGAATCTGGATCTGATCACGCGAGCGGGTAGGTTTGCTGGCCGTCGGAGGATTGAACACCGAATCCTGTTCGAGGATCGGCTTGATGCGCCCGTTGTAGGTCTTGGTGAACATCTTCTCGTTCGGCATCGAGAAAAGACCGGCGATGCCGGTGCTGCGCGTCAGGATCGCGAGGAATTTGCGAATTTGAACCTCGGTCAGGCCGATCTGCGAACACTTCTTGACCGACAGCCGCTGGTGCATGTCGTCAGCAATCGCCTTCTGGAACTGGTAGTGCTCGAAAGAGAAGGGTCGCTTCTTGATCGTCGTGTTTGCACAGATCCAATCCCCCATAGATTGCGAGGCATTGACGTCGCCGAAGCGCATCTTGACGGATTGGTAAAGCTCTTCGAAGAGTGACATATCACGCGAAATCACCCGTTAGAGGTCATATGGCAAGCGGTTGTCAGTCAACCGCCTAGAACAGCGCCTTGGCACCACGGTAGATTTGTGCGTCGCTGCGAACGCCGAGATAGACCTGTGAGCGCGTCTTGGCCCCGCGATAGATTGGTACAACTGCAGTGACCACAGTCATGATCTTGCGGCTGAACCAACCGGCGCTGGTCGCAAGCCGGGAGAACCAGCCCAGCGGAATGGCATACCGGGAGTAAAGGCCACCGAGATTTGCCATCAGCTCACCGCTGCGTAGAGGCTTGCGGTACCGGCGGTGATCGCCGTGGTTGCCGGGTTGGGCAAGGACGTCGTCAAGCCGGTGTTCGAGTTGCCGTGAAGGATCGGCGCATCAGCCGCAACGGCTGCGTTGAGTTTGGCAGCGCCGCCGAGGAGCGTCGCAATGGTGGTCGCCACCTGCAAGACCCCGATGTAGTACACGCCGCTCGAAGGGATGCGATACGGCGTGGTCATCGCCAAGGTCTTCTTGGTGTTGGCGGTCCATGTATAGGCACCTTGGTTCGCCGAGGTTGCCAGCAGGTTCCGGTTCACGTCATAGAGGCCGAACAGCAGAGCCGTCGTGGTGGCTGCGGCGGTGGTCGCCGAGAACATCGTGATGTTGCTTACCAGCGTCCCCGCTTGCAGGTAGATTGCCTGCAGAAACAGTGTGCCGGTCGCGCCGATGGTGGTGTTAGTTGTCGCAAACATACGGTCAAATGACTCGGCCAGAATGCCGCTCGCGCCGAGCTTCGGGAGTGAGGTGCCTTGATAGAAATACTCGGCCCCTTGCGCGTCGTGGTGACGCCACTGGCCGGTCTCATCGAACACCATATTCTCACCAGCGAGCAGGGTAACACCGAACAGGTCGGCTGCGTTGGTGTTGTCGAAGTGCTGGACAGTCGCCTGCGTGTTACCCGACCCGCTGTTGTTGGTGATCTGGATCGACTGGACGTTTCGCACCAAGCTGGCGTTGCCGCTCGCCGGTACGATGGTCGTGGTCGTGGCCCCGGTGATGATCGTCACCTGACTGCCCGGCGTGATTGCGCCAGTGCTGGGGTTGATGTCCACCCACGACGTGCTGACGGTGATCGAGGTCACCGCCGCGCTCGTCACAAGACGAACAAGGCTGGTCGAGGTGGCGAGATTGATCATGGCTTACCCGATAATGGTCGCGCGCACGGAGCTGGCAGCCGGAGCCGCAGCGAACGTGAAGGTGACAGTGTTGACGTCGGTCGCAACCCAGTCGACGATGATCATTTCGTCGGTGGCGACCAGACGAGTCGCCACGGTCACGTCCTTGGTGCCAAGGTTGTGCGTCACGGCGATCGAAGTCAGAGCACCGTTACCGATGCTGGAGCTGAACTTGCGAGCGACGATCGAGGTATCGACCTGAATGCCGCTGCCGCCGACCAGAATACCGCCCGAAGCGACGACCTGAACCGAGAAGACGTTACCGGCCAGTGCAAGGCCGTTGCCATTGGTGTAGGTGTTGCCGCTACCCCACTGGGTGATGGTGATCGAGGTGCTGCCGATCGTGATCGTTCCGGTATTCGACACGCGCCACTGCGAGGTGGAGTTGGTGGTGCCTTCTTCGACGTACCAGAAGGCCCCCGGAGTGATCTCGCCAGCGCCATCCGCGTCGGCGGCTCGGGTCCAGGCACCGGCGGCAACGACATAGACGCCGTTCTGGCTCGCGGTGGTCTGGTTCTTCGCGAGAACGCGGTCACCGGCAATGACAGCCACGCCGTCGATCGTCTGAGTGCCCGAAAGAGTGAGGTTTGCCGTCGAGGCGACCCGAACCGAGGGCTTGGAGTCGATACCTGCGGCGGCGCTCTGAACGGCGACGGTCAGGTTGTTCATGGTCGCCGCATCTTGCGGGTTCACGCCGTCAGCGAGGCCGGTGATCTTGCGGCTGTTGAGATTCAGGTCGGCCGTCGGAACCGCAAACTGGTCGAGGCGATACGCCTGCACGGTCGTAGCCAGATCGCTGATGGTTGCAGCGGTCTGCGTGCCGGTGTGGTTCGCCCGCGAGAGGTAGAAGGCAGCGTTTTGGCCGTTGAGGCTCAGCGCGTTATCGCTGGTGAGTCCCCAAGCGTTGTTCGCGGCATTGCGAACCTGAAGACGATCGAGAGCCGTGTCGAAATACAGCTGCCCGGCAACCGGGCTGGCGGGAGCAGACGCGAGAGGGTCGATGACCAAGCTCTTGATCGCGTTCTTCAGCATGTCGATGGGTGAATAGAACTTCATGGCGTTACCTCAGGTCTGCGGTGCCGAGCACTGGGACCATGAACTCGACCATGCAAGTGTTTTGATCCAGGTGGGTGACAGTGGTGAACAAAACTTCTCCCGACGGATCACGAACCGCAACAAGCGGATATTTGCCGAGATTGTGTGGGATAATCCAAGTAGCTTGCGCGCTCGGTGGCGACCAAGCTATTGAAACTGCTGCACTAGGCGGAGCTGGAACCTCGCCAACCACCTCTCGGTAGCTGGGATCGCGCAAACGAATGGCTGTCGGGCGCACGGGATTTGTCATCACCCGGATCAAGGCGAAGGGCAAGGCACTCACCTGTTCGCGGGTGATAAGCATATCAGGCCTTCACAATGAGGAGGGTCGGCTCCGGGATGTAGAACGTGCCGTCGACAAAACTGTAGTGGCTGTAGATGAGGTAGCGCCCGAGCGGCAACGACGTGGTGTTGGCGAGGGTCATTCGCCACTGATTGGTTTCAGCCACGACAGTCAGAGCCGTATGCGTGGCTCCGGTCTTTGGTTCATCGGCCCCGTCCTGCGCAGGCACAATGTAGGCGGTCGGGTTACCGGCCACGCCGGAAATATCGCCGGTTGCTGACTCGACGAAGATCAGGCTGGAGCCTTGGCGGATGGTCATGAAGCTCATATTTGCCGTCTGAGGCCAGTCGTGGTGGAGGTCAAGGTCACTTTTCCTCAACCAGCGCCAGAAATATACCTGGTGTATGGTACAAAAACGCATTGTGTTCGAAATTCCAAGGGAGCAGACGAAACTCATGTCCAACTATCCGCAACTTCGAATCGTGGTCCTTCAGGGACTGCTCGCTCTCCGAGATCAGGTTCAGGCCGATCCGGAGTTCCTTTCAGCCCCCGAATGCCCCTACGATGAGGGCACAAAAGACATTCTCACCCAGCTTTTTTCGGTGCGGACGGTCGAAAAGATCGTCGAGAAAGAGGTTCGGGTTGCCGAACGAGGCCGTCCGTCGAAGGACATTAAGCTGGACAACGAGGATCAGCGAAAGGTTCTCGACGAAATCAAGAAGACCCTCGAACAGCTCAACAACATGACGATGGATGCGACGCTACAGACCGGCGAGCGGATCCAGATCGCCAAGACCAAGAGCGATCTGCTCGACAAGCTGCTCAAGATGATGGAGCGCCACACCACCGTGGCGCGCGTCGAGCAGTTCAAGGAAGCCGTGATCGGCATCCTCAACGACTTGGTCAACGAGAAAGACCGAGACCTGTTTCTATCCAAAATCGATCCTTTGAGGTAAAATCATGAGCATTTTCAAAGACAACGCCTCGCATTACTGGAATGCGGGCCTGCCAGTCATTCCTCTCAAGCGTTGGGACAGCCCTGCAAAGGGCGCAGGCAAGGCTCCGATCCTTCTCGAATGGACGACCTACTCGGCGCACATGCCGTCCGAGGGCGTGCGCGCCGGATGGCTGCAGCAGTACCCCGAATCGAACATCGGCCTGCCCTTCGGCGAGGCTTCGGGTTTGTGTGCTATCGACATCGATACCGAGGATCAGACGCTGGTCGATGCCATTCTCGAAGCGTTGCCTCGCTCTCCGTGGAAGCGGGTCGGCAAAAAGGGCATGGGGCTGATCTATCGCTGGCAGGGGCAACCCAACTTCAAGCTTCGCGATGGCAACAATCAATCAATTGTCGAATTCCTCGGCAAGGGCAACCAGATGGTTATGCCGCCCTCGATCCACCCGGATACGGGCAAGCCATACACGGCAAACGCAAACTTGTGGGACGTCCTCGACTCGATTCCCGCCCTTCCTGTAGACATCGAAGCTGTCTTGCGGCGGGCGCTGGGAGCAGTCCCCGGCTTGTCAATCGCCCAGACCGGCCGCTCTTCGCCGCTCAAGGTAGTTCCGGCTGGTGAGCGCGACATCCAGATGGTGCGCCACGCCGGTTATCTGGCGCGGATCGTGCTCGGGATCGACAAGAATGAGCGTCGCCCTCTGTCCGAGGCCATGGAGCACATGCGCCACTGGGTCGAGGAATACACCGCGAAGAACGCTGGCGATGATATGGATCCTGAAAAGGGTGTGGCCAAGCTGGTAGAATTCCTGCTCAAGGATGTTGAAAAGGGTCGGACCCTGCCTGATGGGTGGGATACTGGGCTGACCGACGAGCAACGCGAACATCCGGCTATTGCCGAGATGATCAAGTACAACCAAGTTGCTCGCTGGACTATTGGCAAAGCAAAGGCGTGGCTTGTTGCCGAGCTGTCTGCCCAGCCGGGGGACCAAGACTTTGCCATGAGCAAAGTCATCGAGTTGGTAGAGCAAGTGGCCAAAGACGAGAATTTTCGCGAGTTCGAGATGAAGACCCTCGCTTCACAGATCAAGGACGATCTCAAGCGAACAATTCCTATTTCGAAGCCTGACCTCCTCAACCTGTTCAAGGAAGCGCGACGCGATGACACTGAGCAGGCTGCCGATCAGGAGGCCATTGCGCGTCAGGTCTTTGAGGAGATCAACCGTGGCGGCCAGCTGGCCTATGACAAATCGACGTTCTGGCAGTGGTCTGGCTCATGTTTTGAGCAGAAAGAAACCGAAGAGATCACCGCCACTATCGCTCGCGATGTCAAGGGAAACCAATTGGCGCGTCGCCACGGCGATTACACCGCCATCACCAAGACGCTGGCGCTGATTGCTCGTGGGAAGGTGGGCGCGGAACTGGAAGATGGCGTCAACTTCGCCAATGGTTTCCTCGACGTGAACCTTGAGCTGCATGAACACTCGCCGAAGTACGGCAAGACGTTCACCATGCCGTTCGACTACATCCCCGAGCGTGCCAGCGAGGCACACAAGTGGCTCGAATACCTTGAGACGTGCTGGGGCGACGACGAGGACTATTTCGACAAGGTGAACGCGCTGCAGGAAGCCTTCGCGGCGACCATGTTCGGCATCTCGTGGAAGTACCAGCGTGCCATTCTGCTCTACGGGCAGGCTCAGACGGGCAAGACCCAAGCTCTGAACGTGCTTCGCTCGATGATGCCGCCCAACTCGCAGTCGTCGGTTCCGCCGACCCTGTGGGGTGAGCGGTTCCAGCAGGCCCCGATGGTGAACAAGGCCCTGAACATCTGCGGTGAGCTGCCCGAAGAGGCGGTCATTGACGGTCGGACTTTCAAGGAAATCATTGAAGGAACCGAGCAGAATACCGAGTTCAAAGGCACGGCCATCTTCCAATACAAGCCCACGGCGGCGCAGTGGTTTGCATCAAACTTCCTGCCACGGACGCGGGACACTTCGAAGGGGTTTGTGCGACGTTGGCAGGTCTTCGAGTTCAGCCGGGTTGTACCGCAGGCCGAGCGGATCGTGAATTTCCACGAGATGCTCGTTGCTGAAGAACGTGAGGCTATCGCCGCATGGGCCGTGCAGGGGCTTCATCGCCTGCAGAAGCAGAACGACTACACTCAACCCAAGAGCCAGATCGAAGCGCTGGAACAGATCTCTCGGGCCAACAACAGTGTGGTCGCCTTCCTGATGACTTCGGACAAGGTTCGCCCGGAGGAGGGTCAGGCTGCGGACTCGCGAGCGGTGTTCGATTGCTACTGCGACCACATGAAGACTGTGAGCCGTGGCTATCCGGTGAGCTTCGAGCGGTTCAAGCAGATGGTTCGCGAGCTTGGCTATAAACTGCGCCCGTATGTTGACGGTGTCGGAGTCCACCGTGAGGAAGTCCTCGGGTTGTCGCTCAAGCAAGCTATTCTTGCAGGACTTCGCAGTTAGTGTTGCAAAAATGACGCACTAAGGCCTGGAAATGGTCTTAGTGCGTCATTTTTAAGTCAAAAAGTCGAAAAAATATGCAGAAATTGGGCGGCCATGATTGGACTATAGGGTCGAGTTTTGGGGTTAAAAATCGTGTTACCCTTGTGCTAAATGCTTGTTTTTCAATGGTTTAAGCGTGTCAAGACACAAAAGGCAGGGCCTGGAGCTTTATTAGGCTATACGCTAGTCATAGTCTTTATATAGGCAAGAGGGGCGGCAGGCGAACCGATCGGCTAACCCTGCTCCGTAGCAGGGGGGAGAAGTGCGCCTTTGAGTCGCGCCCCTGCTGGGACTGGTCCCAAAACAATGCAACTGCGGCAAGGCCGCTAATGAAAGGTTGATAACATGACGGAACAAGCCAATCAGGCCCCGGCAACCGTTAAGGTTTGCGGTGCGGAATACGAATTTTCTGCGCAATCGTTCGGCGATGCCGTGGCGCGGTGGAAGGCGTCGCTTGTCGGCGCGGCAACTACGGTGGAAAACGCTGACAATCTGTTTGGCCGGACCGCGCTTGTCGCGCTGCTGTCTGGCACTGTCACCCCTTCCAATCTGGCGCTTGCGGCCTATGCCGCGTTCAATCCCAAGAGTGCCAAGGGCGACAAGTGCAAGCCCAAGCTGCAAGGCGATATGGTTCTGTCCGTATCGTCCCTGCGCAATGCCAAGGGCGGCGACAATGCGCGGAAAGCGCTTGACGCGCTTTGCGCTATTCACGCCACCATGAACGGACAGACCGACGCCGACGGGGCAAACATCATGGCCCCGGCGGTTCTCGCTTTCGTCAACGGCGAAAAGGGCGCGGCCTCGTCCGTTCGCAAGCTGGCGGAAGTGCTGGCCAAGGCGGCGCTTGAACATGCCAAGGCCCTTGGCCTTGTGAACGACAATGATGAAGCGGCCAGCGATGCCAGCGAAGGCAAGCCCGAGGGCCAGACCGATGCCGCACCGGCCACCCTGTCCGATGCCATCCTTACGCTGGCGGCAACGCTGGAAAGCGCCAGCGATGCCGAATTGGCAACGGTGGGCGATGAAATGGCTATCCTTTGGGAAGTCATCGGCGCGCGTTTCAACATCAGTGAGGGCGAAGGCGAACGCAAGGCGGCATAAGCCCCGCCCCTAGCTAGTCCGGGCCTAGCCTATCCCGCTAGGCCCGGATTATGCCCCGCCCAGGTTTTCGGCCTGGCGCGGTCGTGCCCCCGCGCGCCCGCGACAAGCCTAAAATTTGGGACTGGTCCCAAATTCTCAACCGGAGCAACGCCTAATGCGCGCGCTTTCATCCACCCAAATCGGGGACGTTTTCACCGCCTTGCGCGACCGCCTGCCCAAAATCGGGCGCGAAGTCCGTTTCGCGGTCAAGCTGCGAACCGATTTTGACGGACCGATTGAACGGCCAAGCCGAAAAATCCCCAAGCCGCGCGCAATTCCCAAGAGCGACGCCGTCAAACACGCGGAGGCGCAACGCGCGGTGCTCAAGCATATTGAGCGCGGGATGCATTTCTCGAAATTTGGGACCAGTCCCAAATTGACCGTCAAACGGCCTGAAATCGCCCCCGCGCCAGTCCAGCGTCCGCCTGTGCTGCTCCTGACGGATCAGCGCAGCGACCGCCGCAAGCTCCTTCACCAGCCCGAAAATCTGGGACCAGTCCCAAATCAGGTGCTGGACCAGCGCATTGCGCAGATCAACGCCGCCATGGCCGTGCAATTCGGCCCGTGGCTCCCGCAACTGCAAGCCCTAGCCTATGAGGTGATCCGTGTTTAGCATCTGGTCGATCAACAAGGCGCGTCCTCTGCGCCGCAAGCTCCCCAACTTCCGCCAAGCCTGTGACTTGGCCGACAAGCTGGAAAAGCGGACGGGCACGCCTCTGACCGTGGTGTGGCCGTGATCCCCGGCGCGAGCCTCGTGGGCCTGGGCATGGTCGTGGGCCTGGCGGTTGCCACGCCCCTGATGGTGTGGTGGCTTGACCGCAAAGGCGCGCGCGCCGAAATCTCCAAGCGCGATCAGGTCAATCGAAACAATCGCGCTTTCTATGGCGCGATCGGCGAAAAGTGGTATCCCCATAGGAATGAGGACGGAACGACCAGCCACTATCCCACATGACATGGGGGCAACCCTGCCCACGGTCGCGCGCCTCACGGACTCCAGGTTCCGTCGGGCGCGCAAAGTGTTTCGATTGGATGTGGCCGACGCGGTTGAGTTGACCGCGTTTCTCCACATCGTGCCGCCCGAGTTCGCGCGGTGGATTTTCGGCTGGAAAAGGACCAGCGTGCTCGCGGCGAGGGAATTTCTCGCGGACCCACGGCTGAATGAGCTGGCTGCGCCGCTCGTCGTGGAGAACATCCACGCTTTGAGCGTGGACGTGGGCCTGGTGATCCTCAAAGCCATGCAAGAGGGCGGATGGCGCGCTCGTAACACCGCCCCCAAGATTGTGTTCGACACGATTGCGGAGCTTCGCGCGAATGGAATGCCCCCGGAGCAGATCGCAAAGGCCACCGGTCTGCGTGTGGAGACGGTGTGGAAGTGGTCGAGGCCAAAAACCAACCGGGCTGAAGGCCAGCGTGCTCGCGCTGCTGCTGCCTTGGTTGTCTGACGGTTATTTTTCTTCAATATACCCGGTATATTTTTTCTCGGAGAGCGAGTGTGACATATTTATCACACTGATCTAAGTATATGATCTCTATATATATAATCATGTATTTGGCTACCAATTTCCGAGAAAATTTATCCTTCATAGTGGTAATTATGTCACACATTGGGAAATACACCGGGTATATTGAAGAAAAATGAAATCTATGGAGGTGAAGGTGATCTCTCTGTGGCGCATTCAACGGAAGGATGAGCCGCGACGCGGCCCGTTCACAACACTGGTCCAGCCCGGCCATCCCGCTTGGGATAATCTCCCTCCTCCGTGCGAGGAGGGCCACGATCTCTCCCGTGGCTACGAGTTTTGCGCCTTCAAAAGCTTGGAAGACCTCCACGAGTATTTCCCGCCCGACGACCCTGTGTTAAGCCATCCGGACTTCGAGGTGGTTGTGATCGAGGCGCGCCGAGCCATCATCCTTAACAACCAAGCCATTTTCCGCTGGGAACATGTCGAAAGATGGTCCCCAATCAACGAAGAGGAGTGAAGATTATGCGCATCACCATCGGACGCGGCCGCAACCGCATCAGCACCGAAGTCGCCACCGGCCCGCACATCGCCAAGGGCGAGCGCGAGAAGACCGCGTGGGATCTGAAGATGATCCTGTTCAATCGCGGCTACCTCAAGAGCCTCGCGTAATGCGCTGGCTGCGAAAGCGGCTAGCACCCTCGCCGTCCCAAATCCTCGTGGGCCTGATCGCGGACGATGTTCTGCGCCACGCCCACGAGTGGGACAATCTTCACCAACCGGCCAGGTTCTCCAAGGACTACCGCGTGATCCGTCGCAAGGGCTACGCCTTGGAGTTTGTCGAATACGACTTCCACAAGGACGGACGTGTAACCGTCCACCCACAGCCGCTCACCAAGGGCTTCACGCTCGACAAGGACGAGGCCGAATTTCTCGGTAAGGCTCTGACGCAGGCCAAGCGGCTTTACCAAGCCGCCGTGGATGCCACCAAGGCGATCGAGGACGGTCTCGAAGCCAACGCCAAGGAAGCCAAGCGCCAGATGGCCGCGTGCGACGCAATCGAAAGGTTCATGACCCATGCTTGAACATCTCAAAGCCCGGTGGCCCGAGGTCACCTTCGCCACGCACGAGACGCACCCATGGGCAAGCGTCACGTTCAAGGGCACGCGCCACAAGATCACCCTGACCATGCCGAACACGTCGGACTTCCTCTCGGAGCTTCCCGACCATGAGTTCCCGATGCTGGTCGCCGACGCCAGCGTGATTTACACCAACACCGACGTGGTGGGCGGCTACACGCAGGCCACCATCGAAATCCTGACCCTGGAGGACTGAACCATGAAAGTCACCGACCTTGAAAACGCCACCAAGCTCAAGGCTCGCTTCGATCGCATCACGGCGAAGCAGAAGGCGATCGAAGAACCCAAGCACGTCACCGTCTCGGTCGACAACTTCAAGTTCGACCTGAACGAGGCCAATCGTGCGCGCATCCTCGCCGTCCTGTCGAACCAGCTGGCGATGGAACACGCCACCTGCGCGGCGCAGGCGATCGACCTCGGCCTGGAGTTCGAGTGATGCCGATCAAGCTCCCTGACAACATGACTTTCCGCAACGTGCTCGAACTCACGCCCAACGTGTGGGTGTGCGAGGGCACCCACGCGCAGCGGGTCACCGCCAACAGCGTTTGGCACACCTTCATCTACGCGCTCGACAAGAAAGGCAGGACAATCCGGGTCGGCTCCACGCGCAATACGCGCCGCTGGGGGTCGCCTGTGATCCGAGCCGAGGTGTGGGGAGTCCCCTCGTCCACTCAGGACTACATCAGCATGGAGTGTGCAACGACCCAAATGGACGTCGCTGCCCGCTTCCTCACAACCCTCGCCAAGGAGTTTTGGCCGTGACCCAACCCACCGAAGGCCCTATCCATGAACGCTGGGGTCCATACATTCGCAACATCCAGCCGATCGACGGCACCCCTCTGTTCATCGCCGACGCCTGTCGCGGTGTGAAGGGCAAGGGACGCATCTGGTATCCATTGATCCTCGCGCCCAACCCCAACGCGGGTAAGCCGAGCTGGATCAATGGTCCGCCCCAAGGCGAGTGGCTGAAAATCGGTTGCGTCAAGGAGGCCACCGGCTGTCGCCAAGGCCTGCTTAAAGCCTCGCTTTATGGCCGAAAAGACCCGGTCAGCGACACCTGGTGCCGGGTCGAAGCCTTTCTGCCGGACTCGGAAGCCGTCCACTTTCTGATCTACGCCGCCAAGAAATTCTGGATCTAACAGGAGAACTACCATGATCGCATCCCCCTACGCCACCGAACGCACCAAGGCCCAGATGGAAGGCCGCGCCGAGCGCGAGGCTTTCCAGAACCACAACGGCAAGCCCTTCCGCACCAAGGCGCAGAAGCGCATGGCGCGCGAGCACGCCGAGGAGGGCCGCGACGGCGCGTGGCGGAGCTTCGCGCCCGTCAGCTACCACCCGATGCCGAAGACCAACTGATGGTTCCCGCTGTCAACATGCGCAACGCGCTCATCGCCGCCCATAACCGGGGCAAATCCAACATCTGCATCCAGGACGTTCTCGGCAACACCACGAACGTCCGCATCGAATGCGTCACCGACGACGCCATCTCGTGCGTGACCGAGCAGGGTTCCGTGCGCCTGATCCATTTCCACGCGATTGTGTGGATCGAATGGATCGCCTAGCGGCACTCGCGGCACTGACAAAGCGGCCTTCACCACCCAAGGTGGAGGCCGTGCCGCGCCCGACCGTCGTCGCCAAGGTCCAAGACCCAACGAAGGACTTCAACCCATGACCAAGATCGACTGGACCAAACCCATCGAACTCGATGATGGGACGCCGCTGATCGCCAGCGACACCGGCGAAACCTACCACGTCGACATTCGCACGGTAGCGGGCGTCCGACATTCCGCTTTTCCGTCGAGCACCCACGGCAAGGGAAGCGCTCGACGTGACACAGGGCTGGTGATCAGCAATCACAAGTTCCGTGTCCGTAACATCAGCCGTCGGACGATCGACCTGTCGTTCCAGACCCTCGACCGTGTCACCTGCACCGAGTTCCCCGGCGAGTGGCAGATCGAGAAGATCGAAGGCCCCTATTTCACCCTCAAGAACCGCAAGGGTGAGACCGCAGGGAACCTGCAAGCGCACCATCTCAAGTTCGCTTGCCACAACCACGATGCGCCGTTCACGACGATCAGCTGCGACCACGCCGAGGACTTCGCCGATGGCTATCAGTCCGGCTTGGCGATCGGTCTCACCGGTGACTTCTACCAAGCCGGAGGGCCTGGTGGCGTCAAACTCAACAAGCCGGGCGTAACTTGTCGGCACTACAAGGAGCACGACGAAATCGATGCGGCGCGCAGCAAGTCGTGGCGCGAAGGCTGGCGCAAAGGCCAAGACGACGCGCGAACGCCCAAGATCGACTGGACCAAGCCGATCGAGGCGCTCGGCAACAACGGAAAGGCTGTGCCTGCCAAAGTCGTCCGCTCGACGGCCCCTGCCGCGCGCGAAGTCTTTGTCGACGGGAAGTCCTACGAGTTCAACAATCTCGGCGGCATGATCCCGCGCAACTTCGATTGGGTGATCCGCAACAAGGGCACGCTGCAGCGCACCGGCTACGGCATCTTCGGCCAGACCCACACCAGCCTGTTCGACACGCTGGAAGAGGTCAGCGCACACTGGTGGAAGACGCGCGATCCCGCGCGAGGCACCAAGCAGCTGAGCGGCGAGTTCATCGTCCGCCTGGAGCAGGAGCGCGACACCGGCCATGATCCGTGGACCACGATCAGCACCAGCGGGCCGATCGAGCCGCTTCCCGCACCGCCGGTTGTTGATCACGTTTACCAAGCCACTGGCCGGGGTTACGTGTGGGGATCGGTGTTCACCAACGAGGCCGACGCACGAAAAACGTGTGCTCCGGTGGAAGGTATCGCCAAGGTCACCCGCACCGATGGCAAGGTAACCGCTGTGGAGTTTCTGCCATGATCAGTTTTGATGATTTCAAGAAGGCGCTTGACCGACATCGTGTCGTCCTGAGCAGTCGTCAGATCAACGACATTCTCAACGATCTCTTGCCTAATCCACAGTGCGGATTTAGCGTGGGAGGCGTCAACGTGTGGGGCGATAAGGAGTCGATCGAGCTAGTGCGCCGCTGGCAGCACGATTCGGTGGAAACCGTTCCTGCGCTGCGTCGAGCCTTCAACATGGATGATCGCTATATCAACATCAAGGTCTGCATTCGGAACGAACGACCGGAAGATGAGAAAATCGCTTTGGAGCAAGTGGTCCAAGCGATTGATCAGTTCATCGACAACGGCAAGGCCAGAGTTTCCTTCGCCTCAACGGAGTTGCTGCCGTGAACCGAACACCCTTCATGCCGCCGCTCAACTCGAAGTGGCGGCTGACCCGCGACGTGGAGCTGCCGACCAGCTTCCTCAAGCGGTATGCCAATCAAGATTTGGTCGACCACCGATATGCGCTGAAAACCGTGCATCAGTGGCTGGACGAGCCGGGAAATCGAACCACCGATCCAGAGTGGTCAAGAACTGGCACGCCTTCGACGCCACGCAGCGGCCCGAGACATTCCTGATCCCGGCCGGGACGGTGGTGTCGTTCAACCGCTATCACGCCAGCAACTCGGGCGACGTGCAAATGACCCTCCAGTTCATCGCATCGCCTGACCTGATGCTCACGCCCAAGAAGCAGGGCGGCAAAGGCAAGGGTCACATGCGTTTCTACGTCAACCTCGACGAGTTCAATTCATTAGGGGAGCTTGAATATGTTCATGATTGACAAGGTGCAGCTCATGCACGCGGCAATGAACCTGGGTTCGCCTCGGCCTGTCGAACGAGGACCGAACAACGAGACGATCGAGTGCGAAGGCACTCGCTATGTCGAGCAGATGGAGCAGAAGCTCAAGATCGCTCCGCCGCCGGGGACGCAGTTCGGCACGCGGGTCCGCATGATCGAGACCAAGGTGAACCCGCTGATGGGCACACGCAAGCAGATCGTGGCCTTCCCCGGCTTCTACAGCGTGGCGCTGTGCAGGCTGAACCCGGACCTGTTCTTCGTGTTCGGCGACAACATGCAGCGCGTCGGCATGGGCGGTCAGGCGATCATCCGTCAGCAGCCCAACATCATTGGTGTTGCCACCAAGCGCGACCCCGGCACAGGCTTCATGACCGACTGCCCGTTCGACATGGGCCAGGTCATGACCGACCTGATGAAGGTTGAGCGTCTGATCGCCGAAGGCAAGCGCGTGGTGGTGCCGATCACCAAGGAGGGACGGATCAGCCTCGGCTGCGGCCTTGCCGAACTGCCCTATCGCGCACCGCTGGTCTACGCGACCATCGAAGCATGGTTTCGATCGCTCAAGGGCGTTGAAATCGTCAAGTAATACCTCACTATTACCGGGAATAGTGTTGTATTTGTTCACCACCCGGACGGAGAAATACTATGGCCAACTTCAAGACCACGGTGAAGGCCGCCGTGACGACCCTGCTCGCTGCCGTGAAGGGCGAGACCAGCAAGGAAGCCGCTGTGCGCACGCTCGGCGTTGCTTCGGAGCTGGTGCGCCTGGGCGAAGCCGACAAGAAGAAGGCGAAGAAGTCGCTGGAAGACCTCGGCGTGATCGTCCCCGGAAGCTACACGCCCGGCGAAACCAAGGTCGTCTTCGACAGCCCGAACTACGTCATGACCGCCACGACCAAGGCCCCCGGCTCGCGTCTCGACGCCGAGAAGCTGAACGTCGCGCTGGCGCAGGAAAACATCTCGCAGGCCGCTCGCCGCCGCATCATCGCGGCTTCGACGGTCGAGAATGCTCCGGCGACCAGCTTCGCGGTTGAAGCGAAGTGAGGATCGGGATTGCTCTGATCGCCATCGGCCTTGTGCTGATGGTGATCGGGCACCTTCAACACGACCAACAGAACTGCGTCGAAGTTGTAGAGGTTCCGACCACCGACTAGCTGAAACACCCGGTGTCTGCGAAGGCACCGGGTGTTCCCCGCAAGAGTTTTCTGCCAGCACCACCCCCAACCGAAAGGACGTATCCATGTTCAAGGACTTTTCCATCGCCGTGAACAAGCGACTGCAAGATTTCGCTGAGCTTGACCTGTTCAAGGTCGATACGCTGGACATTTTCGCCAGCTATCTCGCCGCCTTCCCTGAAGGCACCAACCCGATCTTCCGCGAGCGCACCGAGCACGACTGCAACTGCTGCAAGCAGTTCATCCGCAACCTCGGCAACGTGGTGGCAATCGTCGACGGCGAAATCTGGACCGTGTGGGACAACCACGCTGGCCTGCCCTACCCGTATGACGTCGTCAGCAAGGCGATGGCCGACCTCGTGCGCCAGTCGCCGATCCGCTCGGCCTACAAGACGAAGGAGCCGAAGTTCGGCACTGGGTCCAATCGCGACAACCACGACGCAAGCATCGTCTGGAACCACTTCCACGGCGAGGTGCCGAAGAAGGCCAAGTCGCGCCAGCCTGATACGGATCGCGGCAAGATTGACACGATGGCCCAAGTGTTCAAGCGCGGCCTGAACGAAATCGCACTGGCCGACCTCGATACGATCGTCGATCTGATCGAAGCCAACAACCTGTATCGCGGTCAGGAACACTTGGCTTCCGTCAAGGCCTTCCGCGAGCTGAAGCAGGCTTACAACACGGCCGGTCAGACCGATCGCTTCGTGTGGGAAAACATCAGCAACCGCAATGCTGGCTTCCGTAACACGGTGATCGGCACACTGCTGGTCGACCTCGCTGATACCGCTGACCTTGAAGGCGCTGTCAAGCGGTTCGAGGCCAAGGTGGCCCCGAGCAACTACAAGCGCCCGAAGGCTTTGATCACTCCCAAGATGATTGAGCAGGCGGTCGAAAAGCTGAACGAACTCGGCCTCGACGGTGCGGTGGAGCGTCGCTTCGCTCGGATCGAAGACGTCAGCGTCACCGACGTCCTGTTCGTCGACAATTCGGTCCGCTCGAAGATGAAGGGCGGCCTGACCGACCTTCTGATGGGGTCGGACAAGGTGAAGCTGGCCAAGGTTGCGGACAAGCCGACGCCGATCACGTTTGACGCCTTCATGGCCCTCGGTGCGAGCGAAATCAGCCTGGTGCTGTCCAACAGCCAGCTCGGCAACTTCGTGAGCCTCACCGCGCCGCAGCACGCCGACACTGGCAAGCTGTTCAAATGGAACAACGACTTCGCATGGTCCTACGACGGCGAGGTTGCGGACTCCATGCGGCAACGCGTGGCCGAGGCCGGTGGTCGTGTCGATGGGCCGTTCCGGTTCACGCACTCGTGGAACCATGAGGGTCGGCGCAACGCCAGCCTGATGGATCTTCACGTTTACTTCCCCGGCTTCCCGATGCCCGTGAACGGCAGTCAGTCGTCCCCCTACGGACGCGGCCGAGGACGCGGTAGTCGGATTGGGTGGGACATGCGAAGCGACGGCCTGACTGGTGGGTCGCAGGACGTGGACTACACCAATGCGGCCCCTGTTGGGTATATACCGGTCGAGAACATCGCGTTTCCCGACGTGAAGCGGATGCCTGAAGGAACCTACAACTGCTTCATCCACAATTGGTCGCTGCGTCAGCCGAACGACGGTGGTTTCAAGGCGCAGATCGAGCTGAACGGCACGATCTATGATTACGACTACCCGAGTCCGGTGAAGAAGTTCGAATGGGTCCACGTCGCTGCCGTGACCCTCAAGAACGGCGAGTTCACGATCGAGCACAAACTGCCCTCGTCCGCAACCTCGCGCGACAAGTGGGGTGTGCCCACGCTCAAGCCGGTGAAGGTAGACACCATCATGCTCTCGCCCAATTATTGGGACGGAGCTGGCAGTGTCGGCAACAAGCACGTGTTCTTCATGCTCGACGGCTGCAAGAACCCGGACCCGGCTCGCGGCATCTACAACGAGTTCCTGCGCGGTGAACTGGAACCGCACCGCAAGGTTTTTGAAGTCCTCGGTTCCAAGACCAAGTGTGAGCCTACCCCGGATCAGTTGTCCGGCGTCGGCTTCTCCTCAACTCGCGGTGATAAGGTGATCGCAATCGCCGACGGCCGCACCTATGAATTGGAGTTCTGATATGACCGATCTGTTCCTGACCGCCGCCCGCAAGGCCTTTCGTTTCGCCTCACCGCAGGGTGATCTGACCACCGAGCAGCTGTTCCAGCTGCCGCTGGCGAGCACCCGCTCGAACGTGGCCAGTCTGAACGACTGCGCCATCCGCATCAACCGCCAGCTCAAGGACCAGGGTGAGGAGTCGTTCGTCGAGAACCGCTCGAATCCGGTCAAGACCGAACTGGGTGACAAGCTCGAACTGGTCAAGGCGGTGATTGCGATCAAGCAGGCCGAGAACGCCGAAGCCACGGCGCGGCAGGTGCGTGCGTCGCAGAATGCCCGCATCGACGAGCTGATCGCTCAGAAGAAGGACGCGCAGCTGTCCGAACTGAGCATCGAAGAACTCGAAGCCCTCAAGGGCTAAGAGCAACTGGGGAGGGTTTCGGCCCTCCCCACAACTGAAAGGACTGTCATGTTGCAAGGCGCATTATGCGGCGCGCTGATCGCGCTGGTGATATACATTGTCACCTACGCCCAAGCCGCCAATGATCGCGAGTTATGCGGAGAGACCGAAGCCGTTATTCGGCTCAACCCGCTGCCCGCCGTCCTCATCCTAGTCGTCTGCGTCGTCGTGGGCGCACTCATCGGAGTCAAAGTCAATGGGTAAGAAACTCAACAAACAGCTCGCACAACTTCGCGCTCGCCTCGTCGCTGGCGACGCGACCGCAATGAAAGCGATCCAGTCGCTGCTCTATGTGCCGAGCTACCTGCAGCGCATGACCCCTCGCCTTCCGCTCAAGAATGCGAAGCTGTTCAAGATGACTCACGTCGCCAAGCGCAGTGGTCGCGCCATCCCCTGCATTGGCACCATCGGGGCGGTTGAGGAATTTCCGTTCCGCGTTGCCCGGCTCAAGAAAATCAAGGAGCGTCGCCATGCGTGACATCAAGGTCTACAGTCATCCCACCGGTAACATCCCGCAAATGGAGATGGTCTCATCCATCCTCGCCGCCATGCGCGCCGGGATCTCGATCTCTTTCATCTATGATGGGAAGACACGGATCGTCGAACCTCACGCGATGGGCGTATCCACCAAGGACGGTGGCTCGTTGCTGCGCGGCTATCAAGTCGCTGGTGAAGCCAGTCGCCCGCTGCCGCAGTGGACGCTGTTCCGCCTCGACAAGATTGAGGGTCTCGGCGCAACCTTCACCGAGAGCCACGCGCCCCGCGAAGGCTACAAGATGGGCGACGCCCAAATGGGCCACATGATCGCCGAATTGGTGACATCGCGGGCATTCGATCAAGGGCTGGCTTTGTTTGGGCCAGCCCTTATCCTCGAACGAGATTTTGATGATGTTCATGGCCAGCTCACGAGCGAGACGCTGGACTACATCTACGCTGAACCGAAATATTCGCTCGATCGTCAATTACTCAACATCTGATAGGAGAATCCCAAATGCGCGTTGAAAACGTCAAGCGCGAGGTGGAGTCCGCTGGCACCATGCAGGTGAGCCGAGCAACCATCAAAGCAACCCCCAAGATTTTCGACATGTTTGCGAACGATACCTACGCAAACAAGCCGGTGGCGATCCTTCGCGAGCTGGTTGCGAACGGGGTTGACGCCCACGTCGCCGCCGGGCGGGCTGACCGCCCCGTTGAAGTTCACCTGCCGACGGAACTCGATCCCACCTGCCGCATTCGCGATTTCGGCACCGGCATGCCTCACGACTTCGTGATGGGACCGTTCATGGCCTACACCGACGGATCGACCAAGGATAAGGACGACAGCGCAATCGGCGGCTTCGGTATCGGGTCCAAGTCACCGTTCGCCTACGTCGATCAGTTCACGCTGCGTGTGGTTCACGAGGGGGTGCTCTCGGTTTACACCATGTTCAAGGATGAGGATGGCATCCCGGCGATCGGCCTGCAAGCGCAGACCACCACCGACGAGCCGAACGGCGTCGAAGTCAGCTTCCCGGTCGAGGATGCCGACATGCTCACGTTCCGTGAAGCTGCGCAGGAGGCGTTGCAGTATTTCCTGCCGCTGCCGCTAGTGTCCAACGGCACCCTCAACGGTCCGGACTACACCTACGTCGGCAACGGGTGGGCGATGCGACCGAAGGCAGGCGAACTCGGCGTGATCATGGGCGGCGTCCGCTATCCGGTCTCAAAGGGAAGCTTGGCGTGGGATGTGCAGAACGATAAGCAGATCTCTCCGCTGCTCGATTACGGCATCGACATCACGCTGCCCATCGGCGCTTGCGGCGTCGCCATGAGCCGCGAACAGCTCTCCTACGTGCCCAAGACCAGTGTGTCGATCGGTCAAGCCCTGCACGGCATTCTCGACGACGTGGTCAAGACCTTCGCCAACTACTTCGACACCTGCCAGACCGAATGGGAGGCGATGGAGAAGCTGATGAACGAGGTCGGCACCGG